TATGGCAAAAATGCTGCTCGCAAATGTCGCCGTCGTGTAGTCAAGCTTGAGAGGCGTAAGACCTGAATGAGCGGCGTAAACATAAATACCACTGGTCTCGTAGTGCGCCGCTTTGACCTGGTCAATGGTCCAAGTGTGTACGGCGGTGCCGATAGTGGTCAAATCTCCGGCATCATCGAAGCTATAGACGCGCACATAAAGTGCGCCCCATTCGAGTAAATAACCTGAGTCCTCGGGCGAGTAGAGATAAGCGTCAGTCTCACCTACCTTGATAGTGTCGCAGTATTTTCGACCCATTCGACTCATGATGCCGCCGTTTTTACCAACGATGACGTTGCGAGCGGTCGCTAAACCAGTTTTGTATTTTTGTAGATTGGTGCGCTCGTGCAGTTTCGGATCGAGTTCACCCGCTGAAAAGCTCGCCTGAACCTTGAGAGACATCACTCCATCCTTGCTTCAACAAATTCCGAAATAGTCTCGTCGTCCTGGAAGGTGAAATTCTCAACGCGGTCCTGCTCTTGCGCTTCGGCTTTATAGAAGGCGTATTTGCGCTCGATCTCCTCGCGCAGCTTGTCTGAACCCTTTCCCACAACCAAAGGAGACGAGAGCATAGCGAGCTTGTAGGCAATGGCGAGTCCTGCGTTGGTGGAGAGCATGTCGAGAGGAAAATCAGTCGTGATGATTTCCGCTTCAGCCTCGTCCTGATTGGTGAAGATCGCTTTTTTGTTCCCGTGCATGCGCACACGCTTGGGGATATGGGTCTTGCGGTTGTCGGTTTCAACGGGCGAAACAATGCGACGAAATAGCGCGCAATTTTTCGGATACTTGTACGCGTAATCCCAAATGTCGTCGGGATTTTCTTCGAGAAGTTCCAACGTGACTGTAGTCGACGTTGAATCCAGGTCCATATCTTCGAGGGTCGAGTAAAGAGCGGCGTTGAAGTGCGTTTTCAGCACCTTGCCTTCATTGGACGTGTCAGTGTCAAGATTGGTGATTTGACGCTGGAGAAGAAGAGCACTCAGCGCGATGTTGCAGATTTTAGCCTGGGTCCACATTTAAAATCCCGCCTTTCTCAAAGCGGGGCTTTAATATTCCCCGCTCACATCGTCAGTGTTGAACTGAGACGCTTGAGCGCGGGCAACGCGCTTTCTTTCACGCATCAGTTCTTGGTGCTTTTTCTCGAGCACCGGATCTTCACACTTCATCCAAGATCCTACATCGGCCAAGGTGTCGACCACAAACGCATCGCCTGCTTTCTTGCGAAGCTGTTTGTAAAAGCCAACGCCCAAGGCGATGACTCTGACGTCCTTGATAGCCTTCGCCGCTTTTAACAGCGAAGGCTTCTGAGCAGGTCCGGATTCCGCGCCCGGTGGTTTCGGGAGAGGCGGCATTTGTTCGGCCAAATTACACCTCGGCGTCTACGACTTTCGGGAACGACTTGTAAACCGGGATTTCATCTTGCGGAACAAGCCAGCAAGAGATCGTCGCCGTAGTCGTGCCGCCAGTCGCGGTGTGGCGGAAGCCCAAGTATTGCTTGGACATCACACCGGCAGGAAGTGGAACTTCCACGAAATTGCCGGAAGGGATGGCCGATGACGCCACCGACACCGACGCGAGAGACCCCACGCTGGTTGTCAGAGCGCTATCGGTCGCTTCGATCGCTTCCAAGGTGTGGGTCGTGCCCGCACCGGCAGCGTGAAAGTACACCAACAGAGCCATGCGGCGACCAATGCCGATGTCCTGAGCGGCCGTCTGCTTTTTGTACGAGTTGGTCGAAACTGTCGCCGCGCCGGTAAAGGCCTGGCTGGACGACAGTTCATTTTGAACATCAAAACGCATTTGTCACCTCTCTTAAGTGGTCACTTCGTCTTCGGTCATCAACAGCGCATCGGAGCGGCGCACGGGGTCACCGAGGAACGTCAGAACCTTGCGGCCCTGATAGTTGTCGAAGCTCAAGCCGCCGCCGGCGCCCACTTTGGTCAGAGCTTGCTTGTGCAAGAAAGCCTCGGTGGTGCGATTCACGTACCAGATTCCCTGACCGTTTGACGGGTTGTGAATCTTGTAGTGAGCGGAGATCATGCAATCAATGAGGTCGGCAGCGCCGGCCCCAGACAGCAAGGTGGCGGGGTCGATGTTGGCAATGCGAGAACCTTGACGGTAATCTTTCACCACCAAACCATGGTCGATTTCAAATTGCTCTTCGAAGCCCCAGAACGTGCCGGTGTCACCGTTTTCGTCCAAGGCTGTGATCTGCACCAGACGACCGCCGGCGGACCGGTCAGTGCGCTTGAGACCCGCTTGCGTACCGGCGGGATAAATCCCGAAGATTGCGCGTTCGCCCCAATGAACCTTCAAGATGGACATCAGGTCAGAGCCCGAGCCACCAGCGTCGATGATTTGGTTCGACGTGGGTTCCGAAGTGTTAAGGGTCGAGTACACGTCGAAAAATCCAGCCGACTTGTTGGGCGAAGTCTCAGGCGAACCATAGATTGTCAGGCTCGCGTGCTCTTGCGCATGCGCTTGGATGTGACCTTGCGCCTGATTCCAGCGGTTGTAGGCGATGCGATCAGCACCACCGCGGCTGGCAACCTTTTCGTCCATCTGTGACTTGGACTCGAAGTGCGCGGCGGTGAACGTGCGCTCTTCAGTGGTGGTTTTGGAAGCCGGAATCGCCTGGTTGGCTTTCCGGTAGTAGATCGCAGGCAAAGCCGTGCGGATCTCTTCCTTGTGGATCGTCTTCTCGTTCATCTCCATGTATGGAATGTCCATCAACATGGGATCTTCTTGAGACAAGACTTCCGCAACGGCGCCGATCTTTTTATCTTTGCTTTTCGCCACATCGGCTAGAGTGACGAGTTTAGCACCAAGTGCAGCCATTTAAAAATACCCCCACTTATTCGTAAAAAGCCAACGGATCGTTGCCTTCTTTTTCTTCCTCACGCGGTTTAGGCGGCTCACCATGGACCAACCGTTCCGTTGCGTTCATGTGCTCCCACAACTTTGCGAGGTCGCGCATGAGATATGGTGGCAACATACCCTTACTCTCTGTCAATCTCTTTTTGGTATTAGGCATGAATTCAGCCAATACTTTTTCCGCGTTGCCCACGTTTTTGTTGAAATGTTCCCCACCAAAGTCGGGGTCTTCCTTCAACTCCTTGTACCATCCCGCACGTTGGCGCTGGATCGCAAGCTTTTCTTCTTTCTCGGCGCGCTCCGCCGCCTTCACCGCTTCGGCGAGTTCACCTTTGCGGATTTCGCCGTATGCTTTGACTTGCTCTGGAGTCAGATTGTTTTTGGTGGCAAAATCTTTGATTTGCGCGACTTCGGCATCCGGAAGCCCATCAAGCGCTTTGTCGAGATCGTCTTTTTCTTTCGGCGGCTCGGGCGGTTTTTCTTCAGCCGGCGGTTCCTCTACCTTGGGTTCCGCATCTCCATATCCGCTGGCGGGATCTTTGACGGGTTCCTCCTCCACGGGAGGGGCCTTTTTGTCTTCTCTGGCTTCTTCGCCTTCTCCCTCTTTCGCGGGAGCTTTCTCATACCCGTAGTCGTCGACGTTATCCCCGCTCTTTTGAGCTGGCGGATTATCCTTCTCAGTATCCGGTTTGTTCTCGGCGTCAGGTTTAGGGGGTGTAGGGAATCCTCCACCACTCTCCTCTTTATTCGGACTCATCACGAGAAACGGCTTGAAGTTCATCGTACTTCTCCTTTTCGATTTGCGCCAAGATCTGAGCGGTCATCTCGACGTTCGCCTCGGCGGCAAGTTTGTAAATCGCGTTGCCGGCGCGCCAAAGACCCAGCATGTCGTGAAGCATTGTCCCTTCAACGCCCATCGGCGGCACATCGCCGACATTGAAATGCCGGAAAATGTACTTGAAGAAATTCTTCCCCGATTTGGTTGCGAGGAGCGCCCGCACATCCAGAACAGCGTCCCGATGCTCGATGCGCTCCTTTAGATCATCAGGAGACATTATCGCATCCATTCATGTAACAATTTTCCACCCTTCGAAGCATTGCACGATGTACAGGCAGCGACAAGATTTATCGCAATATCGGGACCGCCCCGACTTATCGGAATCACATGATCTAAACAAGTCGCTTTGCCATCGCAATAAACGCATTGACCATTGGATTGTGCGAAAATTTCTTTGGGGTCATATTTTTCCGATTGAACAAAATTTTTGCGCGCCTTGTACCGATTCTTTATGGTACGACGAAGTTCTTTGTCCGCCTTTCTGTTCCACTCGAGATATTTGTCTTTGTTCGCAGCGTAGTAAGCGCGATGATATTCAATTATCTTCTCACGATTCTCTATATAGTATTTATTTACTATTTCTTTTCGACGTTCTTTGTTTTTGGCTGTCCATCTTCGTGATTGAGCATTCCATTTTTCACGATTTTTAGCGCGCCATTCAGCATGATATTTATCACGACAGGACTTGCACCTGTAGGTGCCGAACCGAATTTGCTCGGCACCACATTTCGGACAGATCATAACGCAGTGCTTAATTCACGTCCGTCCATGTTCCTTGTTCTTTACCGACGACCACCCACTGGTTGGTACCAGCGTATTGCAAGACCACACTGTTGCCGAGAGTGGCGTTGCGAATGGCGTCACCTGCAGCGTTGGTCAGCACCAATATCTGATCCGAGTTGCCCGGGTTGATGTCG